TCTGTAATCATACGGTTAACTGTCTTAGCTACATGCGCTGCGATCTCTAAGTCATACTTCAAGATCTCACCTGAACCAATACCAGTCATACCAATACCTAATAGAGCATCCTTCTGTGTAGTTGCAGCCCAGATAGGACGCAAGTAGTGGAAGTTTGTAAATCCTGCCTGAAGAGTACCAAAGTATGCAGCTGCTGCTACACGAGCATTAAGATCTTCCTGGTCTGTTACATCACTTACATTCACTTCACATAGATTACAGAACTGATAAGGACGCAATGCAATCTCACAACATGGATTAGTTCCCCAGTCTAAGTCATTACTCCAATACAATCCTGGTTCTCCTGATCCTGATGCTTCTACACGTTTCCATAAAGCAAAGAATTCATCTTCACTTACTTCACCACGAGGTAACACTGCAGAGTTGTTAGAACGTCCACGTTGCTCATTAATTTCCCACCAGTTACCATACTTACACGTGATCATCTCTTCGTCTTTGTAGTCGAATAGACAGATCATAGCACTTCTACGGATACCACCAGCTAACACAGAGTTAGCGATGTGACATAGGATATCATGGCATTCTAGAGGAGATAATGTTTCACCTGGTTGCTTTCTATCTAAGATAGCTTGAACGTGTGTAAGACAAATCTTGAGAGGCTCAGGACCTGGTGCTTTACCACCTGCTGTTACAAGACGTGCACCTTTCTCACGAATAGCACGGAAGTCAAACTTAGGCATAAACCCACCTTCTAGATAGGCTTTCATTAACACCTTTACAGCATCAGCCCAGCCCATAATACTATCCTCGATGAGGTAGGTGCGAGCTTTACCTGGCTTAGTGATGTCTGGTAGTTCACTAACGTGATGTGATTGTACTGAATAGCCTACACCTGTACCTCCTAACAATAAGAACATTGTCTCAGAGAATGAATGAATGCTATCGATTGGTAAGAAACAACAGTTGTAAATACGAGCGTTGTTTACTTCAGCTGCAGGACCTGCGAACTGTAATGCCCTCATTGATGGAAGGATCTTCTTTTCCCTAATCATAGGATGTTACTAGTGATTGCCTCTTTCAAGTACGGATATTTCTTCACCATCATTGCCTCATAGCGATCTACAATTTCATCCCATGTTTCTCTTCTGTTTAGTTCAGGGACGTACTTTGCATACTTACTGAACACTGTAATTTTACTCAAGGCTTCTAATCCTAAATCCATATAGTTGATTGTTTAAATGTTGTTGAAAATTAAAGGGCTACAAATGTAACTTCATAGCCCTCAATAATCAATCAATTGCAAAAATTAAGTTTAACTATTTTCCTTAGAGATAACTGATTTAGTTAGTGATTTCTCAAGTTCACCGATTGCTATCTCAATAGCCTGTTTTTCAGCTTCTTTTCTTGATGGGAACGTAGTGCTAGTTCCTAAAGTAGCAAGAGTTCCTAATATAGAATAGCCAAATAAACCACTACTGTATGCTGTGATGTTTACGAATATCTTATACTCATCGAAGAAATCAAATAGATTCCTTGGATTCTTTTCAATCATCTCTGTAATCTTGTCATTATCAATTCCTTGTTCTCTTACAAAAGTTTTAAAGTCTTCAGGAAGATTGTCATCATTAAGTGAATCAATCATGATTTGTAAATAATACTCGCAGATAAGTTTGGCAACCTGTGGGTGCCCTTCTAATAATTCTAGTGCGCTCATACTAATTCTTGTTGTTTAATTGTTGTTAAATTTAATGTTTCATTTTCTATTTCAAAACCATCCCATACTTCCATGTCATCATCAAACTCTATACCGAGTCTGTCTTCCCAATACTGACGTAAATCATCAGTCTTTCTAAAGATTTTATGTTGCAAAGCTACTTGATCTTTGTGTAGACCATTCTTCACTATCTTTAGAACTTTTGGAAATGATTCTTGGAATTCTTTAGAGGTCTTGGAATATTTACCCTGTTTGATAAGTACAAAGTCTGCTTTCCATTTGTTGTCTAGTTTATAGACAACCACTACAAAACCATCTTCATAATCATAATCATCCAGTAGAGACTTGGTTCTAACTGCTTCGCTGTCCAAGAACTCTCTAAATCTATCTAGATTGTCTGGCTTAAACAGGAGATATACAGCATTTTTATACTGTACATCTCTTCTGTCATCACTTAAATATCCATTTAGATACCCATTATCTTTAAGCTTATCTCGATTAATCTTAAGAGTGGGTACAATGAATATACTTGTTATTGTTTTTCTTAACTCCATATTATCCTTTAACGTTTACAACACCAGCATTCAAATAATTCTTTCGAGATATATTCCACTTGTCATTTTCAATGGCCCATTTCAAATCATCAATAGTTTCTAACACGCCTGGATACTTATATCCTCGTAGTTCAAAACCATCTCTAGCATTTGTCATGTCTTCTGTATCTAGTGTATAGATGAGAGGACTAAGATAGTTAGTACTATCGCAGACAATGAACCTAGGATACTCAACTCTATACCCTGCATCTACCAACTCTTGGAAATGATAATGTGCTGCATGCCAATACAAGAATGCCTGAATATATGCTCTTCTATAAAGATAATATTCTTTATAGAAACCTTCAACACTCCATGTACATTTTAAATCATACACTTGAATAATTTTATTCTCATGATCTACAATCACCTTATCCATCATACTCTTGAACTTGTGACCATGTACTTGATAACCTTCTACCTGTAGCTGATTGTGGACATCAATGTTAACTGTCTTGGTTTGATTAACAATAGATGCAGTGATAGGATTGTTTTGCAATTCCTCTACAATACGCTCTGCATTAGTTACATCCTTTATAGATACAACTGTCAAACCTTTTGTTCTCACCTCACGAATCTCTTGATAATACACTTCTGCCTCTGAGCCCATGAACTTCTTCATGACAGCTTCATAATCAATCTTATATCCAGACTCTGCATATGCATCTCTAGATATCTCATCAAAGCTTCTTGTTACTTCTCCAGATTCATCTGTAGCATCCTTTGTATATTTATACAATGCTTCTACAAACTTCAGCATACCTTCTGTTGGTGTGCTCTCGCATACAGATGGAAAGAACTTGTCATCAAACAATTCTGGTTCCATCAATTTAGTCTCAACAATCCTACCCATTGTGGCAGCTTTTGTTTCATCATCTTCAATCTTCTCACCAAGTACATATCTACGATAGTACTTCTTGCGGTCCATTGAAAACTCTTTTAGACTAGAAGAGCTATCCATTAGGATAGCTCGGTAACTTGCTTCTGTTTTTAAATCTCCCTTTATCATTTTTCTTTTCTCATTTCTAAATATGATTCAATAATCTTATCAGTCATTCTTCTGATTTCCATAGGAACTCGTTTGAAGAACCACCTCACTTCTACCTCATAGACATTCCCTGCTGGGTCTGGTGTCTGAGGATCGATGAGCCAGAACTTATGTTCTTGGTCATCAATCTTAACATGCCCTTCGTACCACACCTCAACTATTGAGGGTTTACGATCAATACTAACTTCTACTTTCTTCTCGCTCATGTTTTGTCTTTCTATCGTGGCAAACTGTACATAGCACCTGTAAGTTATCAGTCTCACAGAACAAACGTTCTATGAAACCTGGTAGATCAGTAGAGCAAGTTAGTGTACCTGCAGGAATGATGTGATCAACGTTAATCTGTTTATCAGGATACCATCCTTTGCACTCATTACACTGATACTCGAACTTCTGTCTCTTGTTAGATCCTGTGTACGGCCTCCTGGCTTTGTTCTTACACTCAGTGATTGGCTTCCACCATCTACTCTTATTTCTAAGTGCACTGCGTATAAATGACCAGAAGGCCGATTCACTCATTGTTCCACTATTTCTAGTTTTAGCAACTCTAGATCTCTTAACAGGTATTTTCTTTTGTATTCTCTTAGCCATATGTCACAAATATACAAATAATTGTAACAAACATGACATATTAGATATTGTTAACTCTTGCAGAAATAATATACTGCATTCTGTTAAGATTGCTAACAATACTATCAACCTCTTCTATAGAAACTGTAGGGAAGTTAACAGAATACTTCTTAGCTTCTGCTGTAAAACCATCTACCACCTTCTCT